GGCATACTATCTATATTGTAACCATCTTTTCTATGATTAAATATAATAGCTGACAATCTTGTTGCGCCATATTCTTTTATAGCTTCATAACTTGTTATGCTGCCATATTTTTTTAAATGCCATAAAATAGCATCTGACTGGCTTTTTACTTCGTGCGCTTGTATTTTTATTTCTTTCATTTAATTAATTTTATTGGTGGTTGATAAAAAGGTACATTTTTTTGATTTAATTTTTCTGTTTGATATGTAGCATTATCTATTGTTTTTTTATGAGAATATAACCATTTGTAAAATGTTCTAATATTTAAAAAAGGTTCATCTTTTGCAAAACGTACACCTTGGTGAAAAGCATCTTGTACTTGATTGAAAGTCAGGTTTTTAAACCTGTTTTCTGTTTGTAAATCTTCAGCAAATATCTTGCTTAATGTAGCCATAGTTTGTGCATCTGGTTTTTGTCCTATTTCTACAGATGTTTTTGCTATAAGGTCAAGTACTTTCTTTGTTAATTCTTGTATGTTTTCTTGTAATAATGTTTTCATAATAGTTTTTTAGCTTCTTCCCAAGCACTTATTTGTGCATCTAATTTTGATGTAGGTGTGCCTTTTTTTTCTCTACGCTCCCATGTACGTACACACGCTTTCCAATCTTTCATTTTATTTTTACCAACCATCCAATTTTTACTTTGATAAAAATCAAAAAAAGCATAAGCATCTACATTGTTTTGTCTATCTGCACAATACAAATCTATTTCAACAATAGTTGGTTTTTTAAAACGCTCCTTTTTATTACTATATGTAATATTATTATTATCTATATTTATATTAGTATTATCTGTACATATTTTTGCACTACCCTTGTCATTTAATTTAATATACCTTGTCATTATTTCTTTACTACCTGGTTTATATATAATGACACGTGTAATATAGTTTTGGTCTTCAAGTAATTTTAACCAATTTTGTATTGAACCTCTACTAACCTCATATAAATTACAAAAGTATTTTGTTGATGCATTGCACTTGCCATTCATATTGCATAAGGCAGTTATTTCTGCATAAAGTAATTTAGCATTAGGTGGTAATTTTTTGCTGTATCTTACGTTAGCAGGAATAACTGCGTAATAGTTAGGTTTATCCATTAAATAATATTTATTGTATAATGATAATTGTCAAGTGCTAATCTAATATTTTCTAACTGATTAGAAAAATCTAGATAACTTGTTTTAATTATACAAGATGCATTACCACTTTTTACAGACAACAATACATCATCTTTAAATTTTGGTGCCTCTGTAACACCATTTCTTAATAAATGACCCTTCATATCACTACCCATAATAAACATATTTTTTTCTCCTTCCATGTCTTTATATGCTTTGTAAACTTTATTAAAAGCATCTTTATAGATAGGCCATGTCAAGTAATTACCCTCATGTGTTTTTTCATAGTGGTAAATAAGTGACCTGTTTCTGTCTAAGCAACTTGCAATATCTTTGTGGTGTATATCTTCTTCCAACCTACCAATCATACTGGCTACTTGTCTAGCTACTTGTAGCGGTCTTTTTCGACTTTTGTCTTTTAAAGCACCTTTTGGTAGTTGTAAAACCTTTTCTGTTAAATCACAAATTGCTCTAAAATTATATCTGTCTGTCATAATTAAAACGGCATATCATCAGATGTAATAAAACTTTCAGCAGGTGCATCATTACCACTTTTTGAAAATCTCCATCCATCTATTTGGTTATAAAATTTTCCATTGTATTCCCTTGAATATACATTACACCATATTGTACATCTCCCATCGACTTTTAGTTTATTTAAATTATTTATGTTATCATCACCAAAAGCTGTTACACATACAAGATTATTGTATTTTTCATCTGTTTCTACTAAACATGATTGTTTTGACCATGCTTTTCCACTTTTACTTGTTCCACTTTCTGCTTCAAGTATCTTAATTAGTTTTCCTTCTATTTGCATTATTTCTTTATTTTTTTGTTAGACTTTGTTTTAATTTCTTCTAAGTTATCTTCCATAACTATATATTCATAACCACTAGGGCTTTGAACCTTGCATTTCACAACACCATTTTTTTCCCATTTTCTTATTAGGAGAACATAATCTTTTAATTCATGTATTTTTTGTTTAGTTGCTAGTTTTGATAAATCTTTTACTTTAAATTTTTTCATGTTTATTTATTTTAATTATTAATTTCGTTTAAAATCTTCGGCTTCATCTTCACCAAAAACACCTAGTTCATAAAAACCAGTCATTTTTAGTACCGCTCTTGACATTGCTCTTTTTTCTGCCATTTCTAGTACATACCATGACATTGTATTACCGCTTTTAAAATCACCTTTCAAAGCAGAACCAAATGTTTCCAATGTATTACCTTCTTTTGTTGCTGTTGCTTTTACACCTGCAAAATCCTTTTCGCATTTTATTACATCATAATATATTTTAATGTTTTCTATAGCTTGTATTTTTTCTATACCGCTTCGTGTTATTATTAGATAATGTTGATGCTTAAAAATGTCATCAGGTGTTAATCCATACTTTTCGTATTTTTCTTTTATTAGTTGTTTTTTCATATTTAAAATTGTTGTATTATAAAACTTTCTCCATTTTCAAAAGCCCAATAGAATGTTGCATCCATTATTGATTCTTCATCAGGATAATCCTCTTTGTCATAGTCTTGCCAAAATTCTTCCATATTTTCATATTCAGCATATTCACAAGAAAATGCAATAGGGTCAAACTCCATTTCTTCCCCTGTGTCATCCTCGTATGCGGTTAGCATATCATATAATTCCATTCGCCCTATTGGACTAAAATCGTTTGGTCTATGTTCTGCGAACCAACCTGCAAAATCATATCTACTTATGTTTGTTTTCATATTTTATTAATGTGTTTAGTTAATTTTTCTTTAATATGGTCTATGTCCACCCATTGTATAAATTCATAAGCGTCAAACCACATGCATAATTCTTTACCATGCTCGTCTGTACCTGCTAAACAAACTTCATTTTCGTGTGCCATAAACGTATGTATGTTTAGTCTTTTGTGTTCTTCTTTTTTTCTTAAATCAACATTTTCAGTACCTGCTGTTGTTTCAAATGTATTATTAATTATTGGTTTATTCATATTGTAGTTATTAGTGCTTTATTGTTTTGTTTTTTATAAAGCTGTTTATATTTAGTTAGTTTTTCTTGTGTCTTTTTATTTATTTTTTCTGCATCTTTTCCGTAAATATTATACCACCAAGAACCTTTTGGCTCAACTTTAAAGTCGTAGGTCTCGTCCAAGTTAAGACCTGTCATTTTTACATAATCTTTATATGCTTTGTCTACTTGTTCTGGTGTGCCAAATATTCTGATAGATGGTTCTACTTTTTCTATGTCGGTAAACCAGCCATCTGGCGACCATTTACTTATAGTTTTATAAATTTTATTATTGTAAAAATGGAATTCTTTGCAAATTAGTTCCATCTTGTATTGTCTATGAAGTTATAGTATTCAGTTTTTAATTCAACAAATAAATCAATAACAGCATCTTTGTCCAATTCATTTAAATATTGTTCTTTAATATCATCACCAATAAGGTGTATAATTGCTCTTGCTGTATAACTTTGACATTTATTAAGCCAAACTGCATTATGTTTTACTGCATCTAAAATTGATGTGATTGCCTCTTTTTTATTGGTGGCTTCCAACATTTTGTAATCGTATTTCATTTTCATTGTTTTTAGTTAATACTATGCAAATATAACAAAAAAAAAGATATTAACAGATTTTTTATAATAAAATTTAAATATGATATTTAAGGGGTTTTAATACTAACCTAGGGTATTACTATTAAAAAGTTATGAAAGTGCCTTAAAACGCACAAGGGGGTGTTATAAAGGCATTAATAAGTTTAAAGGCGTTTGTCCGTTATTCAGTATAACAGCACAACCAACAGCAGGTCTTTTGCCATATTTAGCGTATGCCATTGCGTATGCTTTGTGATTAATACCACAACCCACTTGTGTGCCATATACTCTAAACTTTTTTCCTACATAATGTTCTGTATATGCCTGTGTATGTAGGTGACCTTGTACTGTATTCATCATATCTGCCCTACATTTTGTTCTGGCTGTACCGCCTTCACCATGTATGTACTGCACATCATCTTGTTCGTACCTTTCTACAAAATTCCAATTAGGTACTTCCAAAACTTCTTTATATGATTTTATCCATTTGCTTGGAATTGCACTTGTTTGTGCTTTACGCATTATGATTCTATCGTGGTTACCAATGACCACGGTTGCTAAAGGAAATGCATTGCGCCATCTTGCTATACGTTTTATGGCAAATTCCAATTCATCTGCACCACCCATACCATCAGCAGATGTTTCGTGGTAGCTACTAAAATGATTGTCTATTATGTCACCAATAAAAACTACTTCCGTGCAAGAATATTCGTAGTATTTGTCTATGCAAAATTGTAGGTAGCCATCTAGACAAAATGGCTCATGCAGGTCACCAATGACTAGGACACTCCTAGTCTTGGTTTCCCTCATTTTTTTAAGTGCCAAAATTTCGTTTGGCTTTAATCTATAGCGATTGTTTCTCACTATTTTTTAATCTTGTTCGGTATTAATTTATTTACTACCCACATGATTTTATTTAAAATTGAATTGTCTTTTTCTGTTGGTGTTAACCTAACAATTATTTCTGCAATAGCTAGTATTGCTAACAAAATTTCTTTCCATTCCATAGTTATCTATTTTTAATTATTAATGTTATATTTTCTCCGCCTAAATTTATTATTTCTTTCATCAATAAATCCATAGCTAATGTTGAGTTGCCAACAAAGTCTTGTTGACGAGTTTGACCTACTAGAATACAACCCCTAGTATGTGATGGTTTATTGCCTCTGTGAAATAATATATATGAACGATTTGGTACATCTTCAACTATCATATGTAAATAGTCTCTTGTTGCACTTTGCCTTGCTGGTCTTAAATTCACCTTGTATTCACCATCCGGTATACACGATATGCTTCTTTGATTATCTCTATATGGTAATTCTAGTGTATCACAGAACAATTCACCATTCACATATAATTTACCTATGGTAGATTTGTCTGTAAACGTATCCCTAATAATTAGTAGATTAACGCCCTTGTCCACGATAGGTGTTTCTGTCTTGTTTACTGTGTCTTCCTTTTCTTTTTCTTCTAGAAGACCTATAAGTGTTTGTAGTAGCTTTACGAGCCATTTTTTAATTTCTGTCAAATTTTATAAATTTATATATTGTAAAAGCTATTGCCAGTATTAAAGAAACAAGAGTTAAAATCTCGTTGCAATCCGTTATACTGAAACCAATAGCACTTCCGTTAGCTATTCCTACTTGTATTGTGTCCTTTATATCGTTCATCTTTTTTAGGTTTTTGCTTATCCAAATAGGACTTTAGCTTTGTTATATTTATAGTTTTTGGCTTGTAATATTTTGTCATTATGGTGCAATATCAGGTGTTAAAAAATTCCTTAATGTTAATTTTGTACCTTGTTGCATTGGTCTTTCTAGGTTCATTCCATTATAGTAAGCATTTCTGTCTGGTGATATATCTGCACCACTATTTGTGCTGTATTCTGGGAATAAAGATGTGTTGTTTGTGATATACTCAATCATTCGCTCTGTGTAATATTCTGCTGTATTTCTTATCTCCTCACGTAAATGTTGTGCCTCTTCTGTACTTAATTGTGAACCTGTTTCGCTTGTTTTGGCAAATATGTTACCATTTTCAACCTTAAATCTTAAAAAAGGTACTGCATGGTAAAATGCCCAATTCGGTAGCATGTCGCCTATATATTCGTCTAATAAAGTTTTGTAAGCTTCATTACCTACATTGCCAATAGTACCATCAGTTATTAATGTTTTAATCTTTTCAAATAATGTAGTTCCTAGTTTTGGTTCTACATATATTTTTTGTGCCTGTCTTACATAAGGCAATAATAAATCTGTATCTACTTGCAAATTAATTGCGGTAGATTCTTTTAGCTTACTTTCTGATATGAATAATACGTATGCCATGTCTATCTTGGTGTTAAAAAGCCTTGATTTGGCATGTCAATCGGTGCTTCACCAACCAACCCTTCTGCCTTTGCTTCTGTTATTAATTTGTCTGCATCTATATTGTCTGGGTAATAAACAAAATTGTCGTCTGTTGGGTCTGCTTGGAATATCAAGCGTTCCCACATGTGATAACACGCTCCACCTCCTTTGTAGTTCCAAATTGAGTAAGTGTTTGCACCTCTAGGACCAAAACCTGGATTTACTGCTTTTGTACCCATACTTATAATGTCACGCTTTCTGTATATTTTATCTGCAGACATCATTGCGTTACAAAAGGCTCTGGAGCTGCCTTTAGGGTTTTTAGATATTTTAGTGTATCTATACCTAACTTTAAAAAACTTCGTACCATCAGCGTTTAAACCATCTTCATCATCACGTGCGTTTGGATTTGCTCTACCAGTTGATATAAAATTGTATTTTTTACCAACAGCATCATTTAATGTAGTTTCAAAGTCAAAATCCTCGTCTTCATCTTCTACTATTTCTTTATCAAGTAACACATATCCTTCTGGAATATCTTCACCAAATTCAGTTATAAAATTATGTAATTCTAAATTTTGTTTACTAGCTTTAATTGGCACACAATTAGGTACCGTACGACCATCTTTTATTTTTGTACCATATGCTTCATAACCAGGCTGACAAGGATTTGGTGTAATAAATTCATCCTTACAATTACATTTATCCAAACTGGTTATTTGCTCGTGGTTTTCACAAGGCATATAGTATGTATTACCATCTTGTGTATGCTCGTGGTAACCACTACAACCTAGTTTTTCAGCCTCTGCCTCTGCTTCTTCTATTGTTTCAAATAATGGTAATTCAACACCATCTGTTACCATTGTGCCTACTTTACTAAATTTATTTTCTATTACTACATCTTCATCTAATGGTGCCAATCCTAGTTCTTCACGTATTTCATTAGTTTCCATTACAGCTTTTAAATCTTCGTTTGTAAATTCTAATGTAATAGGTTTTGATTGTACAAATCCAACTTCCAAATCCATATCATTTACGCTAAATATAGTTTGTAATGTATCTAGTATATGATTTTGAAAATTTTTAACAACAGTATTTAGATAAAAATTAGCAGCAGAATTTAATTCATTAGCGTTATTTCCTAAACCTGTATTTGATTTAATTCCCATTAACATAGGACTTGTCACCCTGTGACCTGTTAGTATATTTTGTACCAATAATTCTTGTAGTGCTAAATATTGCTTGTCTGCATCAGAAACACTTATTGGTGTTATTTCTGGTGTTCTTGTTTTATCGTCACTAAAAGTTAGAACAAATTTGCCACTATTTTTTGCGCCAGTAAATTTGTCCTTTAAACTTTGTTCTATTTGTAAACGCTCTTCCTGTGTAGGTATTCCATTCGCAAAGGATATGAAATAACTCCCACTAAAGCCATTTTCTATATTTGACAAGTGAAATTCTGCTACCTTCTGGTCTACCAATGCCCAATTACATGAAGCAAGATAGTCTGGTGTATGGTAGATGTCCATATTAGGAGAATACGCACCAGTGTATAGTAACTGACTAGCTGCTGTTCTATCTTTTGTGTTAAATGCAGCAATAGGTGATGGCTTGTGCGTTCTAGTATTACCCCAATCTGCACTAATGTAATAAGTGTCTACAACACCCATGTCATTAGGTTTTCCTGCCCTAACTCTTTCTACTGGCACGTGGTAAACTTCTGCGATTTGTGTTTTTTCTACATTCCAAATTACATGTAATGCATATGCGCCTTGTAGCTTAAAATCAAAAGCAACCTTTTTTATTACTTGATGTAAAGATTCTTTTCCGTTAGCATGTCGCATAAATTTCTTTAGCTTAACATAAACATCTAAATTTGTTTCATCATCTTCTATTACCAAATCTTCACCTGCAATCATTTCTGCTGTTGCATTAATAATAGCGGCATGTGTACTAGAATTATAGTATAAATCAATAAGAAATTGTGGATATAAGTTTTTCCAATCCTCCGTACCATATTCTACGTAGTCTCTACCACGTACTTCTTGTACTATTGGTGCTGTTTGTGTTTCTAGATTTATAGATAGTATTTTATCGTTCATATTATTCGTTGTTAGTCCATTCAATAGAGTGCATAATATTTATTATTTCTTCATAATTGTATTGTTGCAAACCTACTAAAAATTCTGGTGTTTCGCCTTCAAATTTTAAAACGCATTTTGTTTTATCCATTGAAAGCCTTAATGTTTCTTGGCTAGTTTCTTTTACTTTTGTAAAATCAATTAAAGATACATTTGTCATATTATAAATTACGTATTTCATATTATATTTTTATGGTACTAGTCTACTAAAAGCAGTTCCGTTTACTAAAGTACCAGAGTTAGAGTTTGTAGAGGCATCTGCAATAGTAGTACCGCTTCCTTCTTCATTCCTCCAATAACCAACTAAATTACTATAACCGACCAAATCATTTGGTTTACCACCATTATATATTGAGCTTATATCACTTGAACTTTTGGCTGCATTAAATAAAGCAATTTCGTCAATTTGACCTATCCAATAACCTGTTCCTGCTAAAGAATTACGCCCTAGTTCAAAAACACTTATAGTTCCAGACCAAGTACCAAAAGAGGTTTGAGTTGTTCCAACTTGCGAACCATCTATATATGCTTTTAATTCAGCCGCCCCAACATCATAAGTTATTGCATAATGGTGAAAATTGCCATCTCCTTCAATGCTTCCTGCGCTTACTAAAACTTGTGTTACAGTACCCCCGGCTTTATACATAAATTTAAATTGATTTGTTGAACTTAAATAAATAATTGTAACCTGATTGCTACCATCAACATAATATTTAAATATTGATGTATTATCTGTTCCCACGTCTTCTAATTTAGCCCATGCAGATAATGTAGCCCTAATAGTACCAATAACACCTACTGCTGAATTTAAATTAACATAATCATCAACACCGGCAAAATTTAAAGAATAGACATTGCTAAATGAATTTCTATTAGCAATACCACCAATGTTTTGTCCTAGTTTTAATGCTAACATATTATGTAGTTAAACCTTCATCGTAACATATTGCAATACCGCTAGTCAGCGTCAACGCTGTTACGTTCATAAATAAAGTTGTACCTGCCGGTAATGTAGTTTGTAATGCACTTTCGCCTGTTGCATCTGCTACTGTTATTGCTGAAACCACGGTATTTACAGGAAAATATACACAATAGTAATCTTTAGAGCTTACTGCCGCCGAAGATGTTACTATTTCTGTACCGCCATTTTTACCTAATTGTTCTGTCAATAATTGTTGTACGTTTTCTATCGCCATTTTTTAATTTTTTAATTTCCGTAATATATATAATTTGTTCCTTCTGTTTCCGTATGTTGGTTATATGATATTTGCTGTGTACCTGCTTTGTCTGCAACATACATTTTACCCTTTGTTACAAGCCCCTGTACCACGCCATGTGTAGCACCTATAGGTAATACATCATTTTCATTAATTGGTGCGTTACCTGCGCTTATAGCGACTGCACCAGTCCAGGAGACTTCATAAACTTCGTATTTGTAATATCCTGATGGTTTAAAATTTATTTTACCTTCATAAACATCTGGTGTTGCGTTATAAGTAAAGTTAAATTTTGTATATCTATCGTATACTAAATGCACATTAGAATAAGCGTATTGTACTGAATTATCCATGTCATTAGTAAATTTTACTAAATACCTTATTTTGTCAGAACCGACTGATGTATCTATTCTATTGTCTTCTGTTTGTAGATATGTCGTTAAATCAGTTTCTGTTATTGCTTGTATCATACTATATAATAGAAAAACTTGATTTTTATTTGCTTATAAATGAAAAAGGTGGTAAAAAACCACCTTAATCAAAATATAATGAAAACTACCAATAAAATTATGTACTTACTACAAATGGTGTTCCTTTGTTAGTGAACCCACTATTATCGAATATAGATGTAGTGTAGTCTTCTAGGAAAGCCATTGGTCTTGACTCCATTCCTGTGAAGGTCAGAGTGTATCCATTTCTATCCCCAAAAGCAGCCCCACTATCCATAGTTCCTGTATTTAAATCCATTCCATTTTCAAAACCTAATGCTAAAATAGCGTCATGTCCTGTAGCTAATTTTGCATTTAATTCAACTAAAATTCTCACTTTAGTTTGTCCTAACAGTTTTATTTGGTTTTGGTCTTCTTTTGTTAATTTGTTTAGCATAATATTTACAGTAGGAGTGTAAAATATTGTGCCGTTTTCGGTAGAACCTGTAATTGTATCTGTAACAGATGCAACGCCTAAAGGCATTACATATTTATAAATACTTTTACTATTCCAATCAATTGTATCAATTTCTTGTGGGTGTGTGCCATCATATGCCCAATCAGTACTTCCAAAATCTGAATATACTGAAAAGTAAACATTTTTAACACCCCCTGCAATTCTGTTGCAATCGAGGCCTCTACCTTTTGTTAATGCCGTACATGCCATGTTATTTATTTTTTAAGGTTAAAGGAGTGAGTGCCGAAGCACCCACTTCTGTTAATTTGTTTTATTATGATTGTCTAACAATGTCAGCTCCAACTCCAGTTTGAACACCACCAGAATATCTTGCAACTAATCTCATGTTATCTGACCCATCTAGGTTAGCCATATCTAACATAGTAATTCTAGTAGCATCACTTAAAAGGTCAGTACCATAGAATAAGTTAGATTTTGTAGCCGCAACTAATTGGTTGTCAACCATTCCAGGGCATACTGCAATTTTATAACCTTCAAAAACTGGCTCATAGTCACCATTCATGTTATAAGCGTTTACATATCCTAATGTCGATACTGCTGAAATATAGAATGCATAAGTTTTTGGGTTCATGTAAATATGTAAATCCTCTTTTCTTAATATTGGAGAAACATTTGCAGCCATATCTGCTGTTAATGTTTGTAGGTTAGCAATAATGTTACCTGCTGTATATGCTCCAGAAGCAGATGATTGTATTACTGTTCCATCAACACCTGGTAATAAGTAACCAGTTGCTGTTCCTAAAAATCCTGCAAATTCACCATTTGTAGCTGCAACTCCACTCCATATAGAATTTTCAGTTGCTTCTGCAATAATTTCACCCATGTAAGAAATTACATAGTCTTCAAATGATGGTGGTGGTGGTGCTCCTGCACCTGCTCTCATTTCCATTGCCTCCCAAGACTCTAATAAATTAGATTTACAAAGGTCTAGGTTAATTTGTAGGTTCTTTGGCTCTAATACTTTCTCTGTAAGTGCCAATGTACCGTGGTCAGTAAAATCACAAGTCGCATTCCTTACAACTGAACTTGCTGCCTGTTGTTGTATGTTACTTTTGTATTTTACGTTTTCAATCATTGTTAAATAATCCAATGATGTAGCTTGTTTAAGTGCTGCAGAAATATAAAATCCTGCTGCCTTTCCTGCATAGTTTGATGTTACGTTAAATGCCATTTTTTTTCTTTTTTATTATTATTATTATTATTTATTTAAATTGTACAAGAATTTGTCTCTGCTAGACAATCTTTTATAGTCTCTATTTGATAAAACAGGTCTGTCGCTACTAAATTTATTTGTATTTAAAGGAGTATCAGCAGGTGTTCTTTTAAGTTTTTCTTTTAACCTTTTGTTTTCCTTTTCTAGTTTTGACAATTTACTGTATTCTTTTTTCTTCTTTTTCTTCATTTTTTCCTCGTCTTCTTCCTCCTCTTCTTTTTTCTTTTTTTCTTCATCTTCATCTTCATCAGCCATTTCAGTTTGTGCAACTTCTTCAGCTTTTTCTTGCATTACTTCAACTGCAACTTCTGCTGCTTTTGCTGCCAATTCTGGTGTTACCTCTTCTGGTGTAGCATCATCAATAGCTGCTGCAATTTCTTCAACTGCTTTTTCTACTTCTTCTACAACTTCTGTTACAACATCTTCTGTTGCTTCTTCGTCAGCCATTTCTACTGTTTCACTATTATCACCCATTTTAGCTTTAATGTCTGCAATAGCATCTTCAAGGTTTTTAATTCTTTTTTCCATCCCTTCCCAGTCTTGTACGTCAGCTTCTTCTGCCATTTCAACTTCTTCGTCTGTAACGACCTCTTCCGTTTCTGTTTCCATAACCTCTGCTACCACACCTTCAGTTTCTACTCTAAATGTTACACCTGTATCAGTTTTATATGTTCCGATAGGTAATAATATCGTAGTGCCATCTTCAGTTAGTACAGATATATCTACCCCTGCTTGTAATTCATCAGCAGTAGATACAAAAATTGTTCCATCTTCGCTTTTCGCTTGCCAAGATAGTTTTGTCGTTTAATCCCAAAGCTACTAGTATTTGTTCTTTAATGTCCATAGGTTCTTTTTTTATTAAATAGATTTGTTTTATTTTTATTTGATTTTAAAGTGTCATATTATTTTAATTTAGTACTATATTGTAAAATCTTGCTCTGTCTTCTAATGCAAACAACTCGTCATATTGCCTGTCTATTGTGTCTCTTAATTCTTCAAGTTCGCTTGGTCTGTCTACACCTATAGCTTCTAATTCCATTGCTAATTCCATTAACTCCTCTTCTGCTGTTGCTATCATTTCTTCTAAATTCTTATATGCGCCATAAAAGTTATCGGATAATGCCTCAATATCATCTAAGAGTCCTTTAGCATCACTCATTTCACTTTCAAATCTTAATAAGTCTTTGATGTCTTGTATTCTATTTAACTTAATTTCTTTTACATTAAATTTTTTAATGTTGTTTTCCTTTTTTAATTCTGCAAAGAATTTACTTTTTTTTGTCATATTATTTTGTTTTTAAAATTTCATTTAATGCAGACAATATTTCTGCATCTGTTGGTTTTCTTTGTTGCATAGCCTCAAACTTATCTGCAAAATATCCTTCTATGCTTAAACCACGCAATTCGCCATCTTTTATACGTGACCATAATTCATCATTAGTTATTTTCATCTTTACAAACCATGTTCCGTTAGGCAAGTCGTAGCCGTATAATTTAGATTTGTCTTGGTCTCCTTCTTTTACCCAAGATTCAACCGTCAAAACACCGCTAACCCTGTCTTGATGCTCGTATGTAGCTTTATGATGGTTATTATGTTTTAAATACAATTCACTTGCTTTTCTAACTGTTTCTGGACTAAAATAAACATAATATTCAGAATCCGTGTTAGGGTCATACCTAAATATCTGCTTGTTAGGTATTAGAGCAGGTGAAACTAACATACGTTTTTCTTCATCTACTTTTGCAAATGTTAAATTGTTTTTTTCCTTACCAAAATAGACAAAATCTTGTTCTATTGCTGGACTGTTTACAAGACTAATAGCATCTATGGCTAACTCTTGATTGTCTTCTTCTATGATTAACTCTACAATACGAGTTGTTTTTAAGTTAGCATAGTAATCTTTGTTGGCTTCTTCACATTCAGCTACCGTTTCATATTCACAGCTTCCTGTTTTCCCCCATTTGTATTTTCCGTTATCGCATTTTTCACAAGGCATAATATATAATAGATTTAATTAATATTTATTTGATTTTTAAATTGTGGCTCTACGCCTAATATTTGCTAACTGATTTTGCGAGTTAGTCATTTCATCCGTTACTACAAAAGCACGTACTGGTTCTGGTGCTGCTGCTTCACCTAATGTAAATGCTCCTCCCATCATAGCCGGTGCAGGGGTTGTGTCTACACCACCATCACCTCCTGTGTCACTTGGTGGTTCACCTGCTGCTATTTTTCTAATATTTTGTGCAGCAAAACCTGCTGCTAATCCTGCTTGTATAAATTGATAGCCAGGTATTACACTAGCTAAAGGACTTTTTCCTGCGCTTGTAAAAGTATTCATAACACCTTCTGTACCTGTTATTGCTGCTTGTGCTAATGCAACTGCTTTTGCTATTTTAGCACCTCTTGTTTGTGACTTTTCTATTTCTTTGTCTTTTGCAACAGCTTGGTCTGCTTCAAAATTTGCTATTTCTTTTATTAAATTCATACCATCCACAGCCATACCCATTTTAGCGTCATGCGCTTCTTGGTCTCTTTCCTCCTGGTCTGCTTTTGCTTTCTTGTCAACCTCCGCTTCAAGTCTTTTATATTTTTTATCGATTTCAAGTTTCAATTCAGCAAAATTTTCATGTTTTGCAATTTGCTCTAATTCTGCTGTTTTTTGTAATTCAAGCAATTTTAATTGTCTTTTGTTTTCGTCTTGTTCTTCTGCAAGTAGGTTTTCTTCTCTTAATTTTTTTAAATCTTCCGCTTCCTTATCCTTTTTTTCTTGGTCAATATCATCATATTTTTTAGTTATCGCAGCTTCTTGTTCTTTAAATTTTTCATCTAATAATAATATAGCTGCATCTTTTACCGCTTTATTTGCTTTAGAGTTGTTAATACTTGCCAACTCGTTTTTCTTTTGAATTTCTAGTTTTTTCAACTCTTTTTCTTCCTCTGTTTTTAATGCGCTAACCGCCAATTCGTCTGTTAATTTATCAATTACAGCATTTACTTGTTTATTAGCTGCAATCCTTAGTTCATTAGCCTTTTTTTCAGCTTCTTTTCGTTTTTTAATATTATCTAATGCTTTTTGTATAATTTCTTGCATTTCTTGTTTTCGAAAAGATTGTATTCTTTTAACTTCATCACCATAATTTCTTTCGTTAATAATTAATTGCCCTTGTAAATCAGATATTTTCTTTAATGTTGCTTGTTGGTTTTTTAATGCTTTATTAACATTTTGTTCTTCTTCTTTTCTTTTTGCACTTCTTCCGTGTTCTGCCTCTCGCCTTTTTTCATGCCTTAAATCAGCTTCTTTTTGTTTTAAATGTTTAGTTTGCGCTTTTAATGTTTCTTGTAAAGCGGCTAATTCATCTTGATTATTCTTTTTATTTATTTTAAAGTTATCTTCTGCTGCTTTCAGTCTTTCTTTTTCTGATTTTGTGGTATCATCAATAACTCTTTGATTTGCATCTAACTGCACTTTGTCTTTGGAACGTTGAAGATTAATTGCAGCCATAGCACTTTCAATGTTAGCTAATTCACTTGCTAATTTTTCTGCTGAATCAATCGAGTTTGTATCTTCTACACCAAATAAACTAAGTATTGCGTCACCCGCTATTTGCAATGGTTTTATTATAAAGTTTACCACCTCACCAATACCATTCATTATAGCTTTTAATGCCTTACCACCTTTCTCTGTACTCATCATTGCGGTAAATACAGCGCCTAATGCAAGAACTAGAACTCCTATCCCTGTAGATGCAATACCAAGCTTTATTGTTTTAAAAAGCATTTTAAATGTTGGTACTAATTTACCAACAAGACCACGTACACGCCTTATGGAACCTCCCATAGAGGTGTAATTCTGTGCAATATCTAATACACTAGTGGCTAATTTTTCGTTACCTGCGTCTAGCTCTTTATTACTTGTGTTTAATTCTTTTACCTCTCGCTTTGTCGCTTTTAATTCTTCTTTTAATGCTGTAACCTCTTGTTTTGCTCCAGATACATCTGCATCAATTTTTAATTCTATAGTTTCTTCTGCCATAATTTTTTATTTTAAGGAATAGAAGCACCAGAGAATATTTGCATAAACCTTATTGTGCTTACCCAGTTTATTGTCATATCTGTTGCTCCTGTTACTGTTTGTCTAAAATTTGGTGCGCTAACTGCATTGATTGGCGACCAGCCACTAACTGCACCACTACTAGCAGGGCTTGTTCTACTTCTGTCTATACTTAAATTACCACTATTATCACAAACCACAACCCCACGTTCTACCCAGGCTTTAAAATCTCCAATAGAGCCAGAGGCACTAGAACCACCCACACGCACGGCAAGTGTTTCTGATTGAAAATAATAAACCCTATTTACTTCTGGTTGAAAAAATTTTAATTCAGTATTATTTATAAAACTATCTCTTGTTGTACCGCCTGTTGTTTCACAACCATACATTAATGTAATTGTTTGTCTAGTACCCGCTCTTTCTGTTAATGAATTGCCGCCAAAAATCATTGCACCATCTATAACGCCATTTGCCCCAACACCAAACATTGCACTATTTTTTATTTTAGTATTCATTACATTGTTAGTTCCAACTACTATGTTATTTCTACTACCTGTTTGTATTTGGTTTTTTTCACCCATAACATAAGTGTTATTTGCCCCTTGAACAATTGTATTATCATCACCTTGCACATTGTTACTAGCAAATTTACTTACAACATTAATTTCTCTTTTATATAAAAATGCTCTACAAGTGCGAGTTGTATTATCGTATGTATAACCATACCTTTCACATTGTAATTGGTTAGGTGTTACGTTATTAGTTCCATCTGTAAATGTAACTACACCATCTGCACTTATTGCATTCGGTTTTATTTCAAAATCTTTTATGTATGGTATTTCTGACATTATGGTATTAATATAAATTCTACTGTTGATAAATCGCCTGGTTTGTAATCTATTTTATTCACTCTAAATTCTCTATTTTTAATAAATACTGTATCAAACAATTTAAATAAAGCTATATCACCAGGTGTTAAATCTACTTTCAAACTCATTGTTCGTGTATCTGAATTGTATAGTTCATTGTAATAAGGCAGCCAATATAAATTAAATAAATTTTTTGTAACTGGGTTTCCTACACCTGTAAATAGTTGACATTCGCCAAAATGAAAATCTAATGTATTGTTTGTTGTTGTAACGGTTGATAAGTGTGCAAATTGTAAAAACTCACTTTCTGCCGCATTACCGCTTACAAAGTTTTGCGCTGGTATAGAATAAGTACAACTTGTTAATGTTTTTTTACCTACATTGTAACATATTCTAGGGCTGTTATCAAAACCACTACTTTCACCGTTATCTGCACTATAAGAGTATATTGAAGGAATTATAAAGTCATTATATTCGGGCATTAATGGCTTTACAACAGTAGCTGCGAATGGGTCTGCCTTTATTGTTTTTTCACCATCTAGCACAGTAAAACCACTTGCATCAAATATTTTACTTCCATACATAAATCCTGTAGTGGCTCTTTTATATTGCATGTATGTGTAGTCATCTTCATCTTCTTTAAACAAAAATTTAGTAATTTTATTTAAATTAGTTAATGGTGACATTTTTATTTCACTTACATCAATTTTATCAGTCCAGTCATGTTGTATGCCCCTGTCTTTAAGTGTTAAATCAGAAATACTACCGCCTGATGTGTTATTTATAAATACATCACCATAAGGTTCTATTAATATATTATTAGGATTGTCTTTGTCTGGTATTGATATTAGATTAAACATATTTATTATACCTTTCAAAAACTCCCATTGTTTTAATTCACCTCTTAAATTATCCGCAAATGTTGAATTATTTATTGTTGTATTACCTACTGTTATGACTGTATCTGAAAAGCCATTCGGTACACCTGTAACTGGTGTTTGTGTCATAGTTGATACTGCACTTGTTCTTGTAAACATTGGAACTAAATAATTACCTTGTGGTAATGTAGCTGCAAAAGTACCTGAAACAATAACCCCTGCAAATGTTGCACCTGTACCAAATGTATTTATATTTTGTTGTGAATAATTATTTACAAAGCCACCGCTACTATCAAATTCTCGCCAAACAACATTACCTACTGTTTGTGCGGTAGATGGGCTACTTAACCCTGTATATGTCACAGCAAAAGTAAAATCAATAGTAAACAATTGGTTGTCAAATTGTGATACAAATTTTGTGTTTGCACTATCGTAGCCAAATAAATCATCATCTGAAAAAGTTTCTTCATCAAATATTAATTTACTATATGTATTTAATCCTGCCGCAGTACCTGTGGTGCTTTGATTTGTACCTGTACCTGTTGCTTGATTATTGTGTGGTTCTTTTTCACCACCCCAATTAAAGTCCATATACAATTTTTTAAAATCTGTTGTATTAAAAAATGTACTTTCAAATGTAAAAGGGCTGTCTTCAAATATACGTTCTATTAAATATTTAATTTGCATCCAGGGTCTGAACGCATTACCTAGTGTTAGCAATTCTGGATTATTATTATTATCTGTTGTAAATTGATGTTCCCAATCAACAAATGGGTATTTAAGTGTGTCATTAGCATCTCTATATCCTGATGTAGCAGATTCTGTATACGTTATACCTGTACTACCACTATCATTCCAACTATATTTAATATTTGTTTTATTATATACATGTGTTAATTCTGTAAAATCTATGTCCTTAAATGTTTTTTCCTTTAAAAAATCTGCCAATGCAATTACCTCGCTATATAAGTTTACATTGTAACTAATCTCGCCATTTGCATCTGATATACTAATAAGTCTTAAATACCCTTCAAATAAAATAAAACCATCTTGTTTTAATTCACACTTTGTTTTTATATATGGATTGAACACTATGCCTGTATCTGTTCTAGTTATATCAAATATATTGTCAAATATCTTATTATTTCTTTTAGTCGCAGGTAAGTCAAATGCCTTAGAATAAGATTGTACTTTTTCTGCTACATTTTTAAAATCATCAATACTTAATGTCAGAGGTATATCTTCGTTTTCATATAAATCTACCGTAACTTGCCCACCACTTAAATTTGCGGTTTGTGATACACTCGGTTGTACCATTATATTACTAATCAAAATATGACCGCTAGTTGTTGCTGTATTTGTATATGTTAAAACTATTGTATTGTCTGTGGCTGTAGCTGTAAAAGTTGTTGTTACTGTACCTGCTGCTGATGAAAATAATGGTTGCGTTACAACTGACGTACCGTCATAAACACTTAAAAATAATAAATCTGATGTGCCTGTCGTTATGGTTGCTTCAAAATTATAATCTTGCCCTACACTTAAATTAGACAATCTTTGGTAAACACCGCATTTTGTTTGTGTAGTCGTTTTATATAGTTTTAACTTATTGCTAGAATTTTCTGGAAATGATGGCGTACCTGCATCTGAACTTCTAAACCTGTACCATGAATTTGCTATTGCTGGTGGTGCATTTGTTAAGGCATCTAGTATAGCATTTGATTGTGTAGCTGTATATGAATCTGAACCATTTATGGTTAAAAATGAACTACCATCTATTACATATTCTAATTGGTAATTATTTAATGAGGTTTCACCATCAAAAAATTGTGGATATATTATTAGCTGTACTGACATTATACGCTTTGTGTTCTTAATGTTAAGCTTTTTTCTATATTAAAGCTATATTGTATTAACTTATCATTACTAATAGTTTTGGTTGTAAAATCTGTTGTTGTTAATCTAACAGGTACAACGTATTGATTAAGAACGCTATCTGCAGCATCTGTTTGAAAACCTTTTAACATAAACACCTCTGGACTATTTATTAATTCTTGAAATATTGTATTGTAATCTTCTGTGACAAAATCTGTATTAATAGTTATACTTTCTGTGCTGTTTCTTCTAAATGTTTTTTTACCACCTCTAAAGCCACCTATACTATAAACCCTTTCGTTCCATGTACCTTCTAGTTGTTGGTATGTTGTTTCTTCACTTTTTATTTTAGTAGTTGATTTTTTATTAAATGTATAGTAATCCCAAACGCCCCATTGATTTAACCAACATAGCCTTACACTTTCAAATTGCTTTTCATCTGGACAATTTACATTTATTGTATATAGTTTAGAAGTTGGATTATTAGAATTATCTAATAATTGTACAGTATAATAACCGCCTTCTATTGTACTTGCAGGAAATGTACTAGACCAATTTCTTAAATTACCAGGGTATATACCTGCTAATATTATTTGTTTTCTACCATCTGTTGACCAGCTATAAAATGCACCAGTACTTCCACTTTTACTATACATTTCTGATGTGGTAGTTCCGTCTGGCTCGTAATATGTAAACTTCACTCTACGTGCATTATCCCACATGTCTTGTTCTGTCTGTAAAATACCTGCTGTTCCATAGTCATTTATGTTTGCATATAATGTAGTTGGTAAATTAGTTAAAAATTGCTTTGATGTATCACTTGGCTTGAATTTAGTTATGTCATAGCCAAAACCATTAGGATTGTTTACATCTGTTGAAAATGTTAATACATCTGTATGTTTCAAATATGCGTTTGTAATTTTAAATTGCACACTATTTGCTCCTGTTCCATTTGCAATATTAACTTCATTTGGTTTTGTAACATCAGCACCTAAATATTCAACTTTAAATTGTACTGCAAAATAACGTAGTATGTCAGTTTGTAAACTTAATTTGTCTATTAAATGAATAGGGTGGTTTTTACCATCTGAAGAAATACCTTTGTATGTGCTTTTGAAACCTGCTATATGTTGTGCTTGTACATAATTTTCTACTATATTTCTAAAATTAAAAATACCTACACCTGCATTATTAGGAGTTGTTTTAAAAACACCTATCCTTTTTGATGTACTGCTTAATGATATTGCCCCTGTACTTATATGAACCTCTGCAATAAATTTAACCCTTGTTTGAAACCCTACTGCATCGTCATTTGACACTACAAATATTACATCTTGCCCAACAGGTAATACTGTTTTAGCAGGTTGTTGTTCTATAATTGAATTTGCCATATTCTAAAATTTTGTAAATGTTGTTAAATACATATCTTGTATTTTGTTTTTTAATATTGGCGCTATGCCTTCCTTTAATTCTGAATACAAGCTACCAAAAGGTTTTGTAAAAAAACTTGTGCTTTTTATTCCCTTCTTTTGTATTGACTTGGATATTGCAAAAGCCAATGACTTGTTTGTTATAAACTGACCTGCACCTTTTATTGTACTGTTTTTATTTTTTCTGTATTTCTTTAAAGACTTTCTGCCTTTTATTCCTTTTTTCTTAACCCATTCTTCAATAACAGCTACAGGTGGCATTTTATCAGAATATGCAAAATCAGAATTTACCTCATCACCCCTCCAATTTGTATATCTTTGAAAACCTGACGATTCATTACCAGACACACCTTGATTTACATATGTTCCATAGTTTAGCATATAAAACATAATTGACATTTTGCCTTCTTCTTCATTATATACAACCTCCGCTCTTATGCTTTCTCCTAAATTTGTATTACCATCTTTTGCATCATATAGTGCCTCTTTTGTTTGCTCAACTACTTTGTCTGCAAAATCTTCAAAATAAGATTGTAATTCAGATATGTATTCTTCTTCTTCCATTATATTAATCCAACAAATAATTCTACCTGTACATCTGTTGTTGCTCTTGGTCTAACTTGTAGTGTTACAACATCTTCTAAAGTACCAAAAGCAGGAGTTGTATCTGTTTCACCAATTGCTGCAGTATCTGCTTGACAAAGTATATGAGAATTACCTGCTGTTAATACAACTTGGTAGTTTGTATTTTCTGTTACTACTGCTAAATCAACTACCTGGTCTGTACTTAAATTTGTTACTCGTATATATTTACAATTTTCCAAATCTAATGCTCCTGCTGCACCATGTGGTGTAGAATTAAATACTGCTATTGTTGTTGTGTTTGAATGTGCGCAAGTCAATATACGTTCCATAACATCTGTAATTCCTGTTGTTGTTACTGAATTTGTAGAGCCACGTAACGCACCATTGAGTGTTACACTTTCGCTAATTGTTGTTACTAAATCTGCCATAATTATTTTTTCTTTTTATCTATTTGTTTTAATTTATTTATTGCCCAATTTACACCAGATGAACCACCCCAGGCATCCCACATAATACCACCACAACCTTCTGAATATGGTACGTCTTTATGTTGCTGATGTCTTTTAAATGATGCCATACGTGCTATTGTATCACGACTAATTGGTTTTTTATTTGCTAGTTGATTTGCTCGTGTCCAACCTACCTTAGTGCCACAAGAACTACCATTTTCTTTTTTATATTTAATTGCTCTTTTTGCATTATTAGATGCACTTTCTGGATAATCGCTGTAACTTTCCAAATTAATACTAATTGCTTCTAGCTTTTCTAATAAATCTTCGTAATTCATATATGTATTGTTATTTTAAAAAAACCAATTGTTATTTTATATTTACCTATTTTAAATTTCATTAGTACCCTGCACCTAAATTTGTTACCGGTATATTACAAGTGTCAAAATCATCTATAACCTGTATACCTACACTAAATGACCAACCACATAATAAATTGTCAAATCGTTCTTGAAATGGTTCTATTGTAAATTGACCAGTTGTAAAATATTTTGGAAAATTAATATCATTTGTACCTGCTAGTGATTGTCTTGACGAGTGTCTTAACATACCAATAATATCAGTAGTAATATCCAATGTTTGATTCCAAATTTCTTGTTCGTTATTTTTTTGGTTAATTAATTTTGTCAATTCGCTTTGCTGCTTTGTTTGACTAGCCATATCATTATCTGCCAAATCACAAATAAATATTTGAAAGTTATATGTCAAAGAACTATCACCAGTTGTTACGTTTGTAGGATTTATATGCATTAATGGTAGCTTTTGCATCTTTTGTAAATTTATTTGAAAAATATCACCAACAGATACGCTATGTACCTGTTCGTGGTATTCACCTAATCTACATAAAAAATTTGTTACATTATTATACGACTTGTTTTCTACCATAATTTACTTTGTTTTGTTGATTTAAATCTGTTTCGTATGTTAGCCATGTTAAACATTCTAATAAATTTAATTTAGTAATTGCTCCTAATTTACTTATGTCTTGATTGCATAACCTATGCATTACGCCAAACCATCCCCACTTTTTTGCGAAGGTTTCAGGAATTTTTCCATCGTCTTCAACTTTTGCCCCTCTACCAAAGACAACGGCAAAATCATTATAAATATTCTTACGAAAGTCCAAAAAAAAACCAGCACTTGTTGTACTTGCTCTGCTGACATTTTTTTCATTTTCTCGGCTCGTATCTTTATATTACCATCATAAGCTTCTATTGTATATACATCACCATCTTTTGCTGTTATTGGCCTAAATAGTATTGCCATTATTTCTGGTAAATTTTTTTGCAAATCTTTACTCATAAATGTTTCCAAATCTGCATATTCACCTAATGTTATTTCTGACAAATCTGGATGCATACCGTATTCAACATTGTCTATTATTGTTGTGCATCTTAAAACTTGTTGTATATCTATTTTACCTAAACGCTCAAATAAATTTGTTACATCACGTAATGATAATTTTTTAATTATATTTTTTGGTAAATCTGATAATACTGCAATAACTTCTAATGCTTCTTTTGACTGTGTGTCAATTTCACTCATATTTAGTTGCATGAATTTTTCAAGCGTTACGTCTTCCCAACTTTCAACAACATTATATGTTTTTGTTTTTTCGCCTTTTTTTATTTTGACTTTCATAATATATATATAGAAAAATTGTTTATTTAGTTTATTGTACTATATTTGCACCGTTTTTAGTTAATTACTTGGTTGTAATTTTAAAAAGGGGTGGGTTAAACGTGTGGGCCTAACCCCTTTTTTTATTGTACATAATACCTTCCAAAAGTTGCATCTACTTCATAATACATTCTCATAGCTAATGCATCTGCGTAATCTGGTGACCTACCTAAAATATCTTTTATAGTGTCTTTTGGTATAATTTGTAGCTTATTATCTTTGTCAGCATCTTTTGTTCTTATTTGTTCACACTCCTCAATTATATTGTTTTTAACATTTACATCATTACAAGTTATTCCTATTTGCCCTTTGTTTATTAAATCCGCTAACTTATAATAGCATTGTGTTTTTAAATTTTGGTAGTTTTCTTTTTTTATTGGTCTTGCATTATTTACAAAACCTTGACAACGTAAATAATCTTTTACACCACCACCAACACCATCTTCATCAACTATAATATTTCTTAAATTTATTTGATGTTCTTGTTGTAATTGCCTAACCTCGTCCACAACATCATTTACAGCCGATTTAAGCAGTGTTCTTATATAAGTAATATGTAACCCTTCCCAAACCATTATAACTGTTCTGTCGCTTCCAAAACGTGCTACATCACAAGTTATGTATTTTTCACCATTAACACCTTTTATGTCAAACATATTAATTATAGCATCATATTCAATTAAATTATCTTTACTTGCATCATATTCCCAATTTCCAAATAATAGTCTTTGTTTGCTTAACTCATCAAGTGTTTGTAATTGTGTTTTGTAGTATTTAGATATATATTCATTATCATCAACCAAACTTTGTATAAATTTTCTATGTGTTTTTTGTTTACCTTCTTTTGATGGTCTGTAATATTGTGTGTACACCCAATTTTTTGCAGGGTTACAGGTCATTAATAATTTTGGTATTAGATTAAATTCATCTAATTTGTAACGCATTCTTGATGCTACTATGTTTTTGGCTTTTTCTGTTATTTGATTTGCTTCGTCTATAAAAGCCCCTGTTATTTCCAAAGAACCTAAATTGTCAAAGTTTCTGTCTGATGGGTATAAAAATAAATCCTTTAGTATTATTTCTGATTTATTGTAAAAACTTACTATATTAGAACCACCATTAAAATTGTAATGCTTACCTGCTTTAAGGTTCCAAGTTTCACAAACTTCTAAAAATGTATTAAATGTAGTCTTTTTTAAACTATCAAGTTTTGACCTACCCATTAAATACCTTGTCTTAGGATATTTAAGGCACATTAATATTAACCAACTACAACCTACCCATGACTTACCACCACCTGCTGCACCGCCAAATAATATTTCTGTTGTTGTTTTGTCAAATAAATATTCTATTGCTTGTTCTTGCGTATGTGTAAAATTAGCTTCAATATTCAACACCCTTAATGTTTACATTAATTTTTACAGGCTCATCACCAGATGTTAAATCCAATTCTGACCTTTCTATATAACCACGTTTCTTGCCTTTTGTTTTTAAATAGAATATTGTTGCAGGTGTACTACCTCCTTTCATTTGTGTATGTAATTGACTTTCTGCAAAGTCCAGTGCAATGTTTTCTATTTCTTTTACCTGCTTTGCAAATTCTTTGTCCTCTTTAATCCATTTGTAGTATGTACTACGTGGTATGTCTGCTTGTTTACAGGCTACCGTAACCACACCTAAACTATTTTCAAGTGCAGTTAGCATAGCTTCTTTTTTTATGTGTCTACTTTTGTCCATTATTTCTTATATTTTTCTTCTAATATTATTGGTGTTGTATTGTTCCATTTTATTCTGTGGTGTAGTCTTTTGTATTTATTACCCATTAAATTAATAACAGCAGATGATGGTGAAAACATAACTGTATAAAATGATTTAACATATGTACCGCCTTCCAAATAAAATTCTGTTAATCCACCTGTATTGCTTTGTGTATCTAATTGCTGTAATCTTAAATCGCATATAGTTAAAAATATATCACCAGTTTGTCCTAATCTTACATATGTATTTACATCTTCGTTTATTCTACCTATAAATTTAAAAGGCCTATTGACAGAACATATAAAAAAATTCATAGCTTTTCTGGATAGCTTTTTTGTAAATACGCTACTATTTTCACCACCTATAAAATCACCACCCTGTGCAATACATAATGTTTTTGCATTTGTATTTTTGTAATACTCTAAAAGATGACCAAACATTTTATCTAAATTTTGTACCCTTCGTAATTTAGTTACATATTGTTGTTTATGGTCTCTTGTGTATCTAAACTCTGTATAATCGTCATCAAGTACTAGAAAATATTCATAACCCAATTCCCTTGCAATATCAAATACAGCGTTTCTAGCATAAACTACTACTCTGTCATCATTAAAATTATCACCTATGTCAAACTTGTCTGCATAATCTTTTTTACTAAAAACAATAACTTTGTCTTTGTATATTTCTTTATATCTATCTACCTGTTTATCATCATCAGAACAAACAAAATATAAATCACCTGTGTAGTTGTATTTGTTTAATGTATCATATGTATGTACTTTTTCTGCCCTACCATATGTTAATATAAATGTTGCAAACTCTTTATTCGCCATAGTCTTCTATATATTGTGATGTTATTTTTTCATTTAAAGCTATATATCCACCTTCAATTGCTTTTTCAAAATCTATTATAACCAACGCACTATCTTCCATTAGTTCTTGTATGACTTTGTCAGAGTGTATATAATATTCAGCTATGTTTTTGTAATTAAAAACTGTATGTCTATATGCTGCATATATTAAAAACGCTTCCTCTGTTTTATTAAGTTTCAAAGACTTTATTTTGTCTATTATTTTATCTACCTTTTCTGTATCATATAATTCATTTACTTTTGGCTTTTCACCAGTTGGCTCATATTTAGGTGTTTCAATTTTACCTGTGTATTTTTCAATATCCTCTTGTGGTTCTTCTTGCCATACATCTAAACCCCATTCATCTAACTCATTACTTTGCCATTCGTTACCTAATATATCCCAATCCCATTCACCATATCCAACATTGTCTTTTATTATAAATTCTTGCTTTTGTTCTATTGTTAACCCTTTTGCAATTTTTATTGGCACTTCTTTTAAACCTGCTTCTATACATGCTTTATGCCTCATGTTACCACCTAGTATTAAATTGTTTTCATCTACAACAATAGGTCTTAACTCTAGCATTTCTGGAAATTCTTTTATGGATTTTACCAGTTTTTTAAATTTGTCATTTTTTATGACCCTAGGATTTTTTACATTACTATGTATTTCGTTTATTTTTACTTTCATATTTTATAATAGAATTTATTAATTTTTATTTAAAGTCCTCATTAATACCACGTTCACCAATTATTTTTTCTTTTGCACTATCCCATAACTTGTCGCCTCGTTTTTTTTTACTTAACGATGCCTCTGTTCTTTTTATACTAGGCATTCCTTCTTGTGGTTCGCTTTCCATATATTTACCACACGGACATTCAGAACCTTTTGTTATCCATTTATTATCACGATAAACAATAGATATTTTTTTTATTTCTTTTTGGTGTTCCCCACACTCACATTTATATAATGCCATCTGTAACTAATCTATCTAATTCAAAATGCAAATGATTTATTGCTTTTCGTATGTCTTCAATTCCACCGTCTTTATGCTTTCTTTTGCTTCTTAATAAATAGGTAACTGCTGTACCTATGTTATAACTTAAATCAAAATTTTCCACAACATCTTTTGCCATGTAGCCATTTTTTCCAATATAGTATTCTGGTATGTCTTTTTTATTCATAATTTATATTTTTCGTAAAGGTTTTTAATTGCATCAAAACATGTACTAATACAAGAACCACAATTTGTTGTAGGGTTATAATTAGTATTGTAAATTGTATTGTATGTTTCTATCATTCTTTTTTTTGCTGTTTGGTTTTTTGCTCTGCCTGTTTTTAAATCTGGCCACATATTAATTATTTCATCAATTATTTCTTGTGGTAAATCATCTGGTGTATCTACTTTTGTTGTGGCTTCCCATTTTTTTTGACTACAACCCATTGGTGCTAAACGTGCTTTTATTTTCATAAAACAACCACAATCTTTACAAGTGCCTGTTGGTTTAAAATAATAAACACAAGATTTGCATATAGTTATCCTATCTTCATATATATCGTTCGATACAAAAAACTTCACTTTTTTTTCTTTTTTGTTTTTTGTTGTAACTCTAAACTATTAACACTACATTTTTTCCAACTTGGACTTTGAAAACCAAATTGCATTTGAAAACTATTTTTCCTCCTTGGATTGTATAACTTCATTACATTTTTCTTTTAATATATTTCTTACCTTATCTATTGTAGTAAACAAGCTGTTTCTACTTATTCTTGTTTTTTCTGCTAAACTATCAAGCGTGTTGCCTTCATAATAATATAGTTTAAAAACCTCTGCATCATACCAGTTTAGCTTATCTAGTTGTGTATCTATAATTTCTAATTGCTCCCAACCATTTTTAAAATCTTGTGTAGGCAAATTTTCAATACTTTTATAATAATTAGAATTGTTAGTAAAATTGTCGTCCACCATAGTATTAGATGAAACATAATTAAAACCATCAATATGTGTGTAATATTTCTCATACTTATAATAAAAATTAGACCTTTTACTCGTTAATGCTCTACGCAAAGCAACCGCACCATATTTTGTTATTCCCTCTATTCCGTCTTTGTCATATATACTTTTTAATGTTTTTGGATTCATTTGTAAAAAATACAACATTAATTCTTGTACCGCTTCATTAATTTTGTTTTCATCTTGTGATATACCAAAAGCCATTTTTCTAAATTTATTGGTTAATTTTGATATTTTAATATATAACTTATTCATTTTCAGGTTCTAACAAATTAATTTTATCTACTGTATCGTGTACCATTTGTTCCAATACAACTTTGTATGCTCTAACAATAGATGCATTTCTTTTAGTTTCTAAACCTGCAAAAAATCCATTCGTGGCTACAGATAAGTTAATAGGAATAATCATTAACCAATCATAATAATTGCCGTTCGTTCTGTAATTATTGTGGTATTCTACAATAACATTTAATAAATCTAAATAATTGTTGTATTTGCTTTTTGTACTTACGTCTTTTGCAAATTTTTTACACGCTTCAATATATGGTTCAATTGTGGTTTGATGCTGATGACTTGCGTATAATGGAATTGTCATAGCACAATTATATGTGAAATAATTTAGTCTATTTCTTTTTGTTTTTTTAAGTTATCAACAGCAGATTTGTAATAACTTATTTTTTCGTTGTAATCTACTCTAGTAAATTTAACACTTTGCATAGCTTTATGTT